ATAGTAGCCAACCATGACCCAAAAATAAAATAAAACAAGATGCTTGGCAAAGAACCTATCGATCCAATACTTATTTCCCTCCCTAAGTTCCATCTCTTCCAAATGTTCCGTTTCATTGAGTGCTTGATAGAAATGTTCTTTCATCAAATATATATGTTCTTCACCTCGCAATCCAAGTGATTCACGAAAATGTAACACACTGATAAATGCAAAGTAAGGTGCCCTTGCAATGACTTCCAAAACCCAAAATCTTTGAAAGTCTCTACCTCTGTAGAGAAAATCAATGATATAAATTGTGGTATCTAATACCCATGTGTTAAATTTTTTCATAATAATGTAGGTGTTGCCCATGCATATTGTGGATAGAACCAAAGTGCTGTTCCTATGGTTGCAAAAATAACTAAGGTAGATGTAATTGGTATGTTTTTCATTTAATCCTCCTTAATACAGTATTCACAAGAAAGAGGACTTGCCTTCATATCGGGCAAATCCTCTTTTGCTTGTTTTATTGCGTTGTATGCGTCATCTGCGTACTCGCAGATTTCGTAATGATTATTCTGTAGGTCGTGATAACCTATGACGTAATGGGACATGATAGTTTCAACTCCAGTACACTACTATTTAGTATAACATACTAAGTATAATTACGCATTTATGTGTGGACTCCCTCACCCAATGATGCATACAATTACAATCCCTAACAATAAACCCTTCGCAAAGGATATCCATAGGAGTTTATAGTCTGTAAGATTAAACCATTTTCTAAATTTACGTATTAATTTTTTATGCCACATCGCAAAATCGGTCAATACATCTTCAATTTTTTGGAAGGTAGTTTTTTTTCTTTTAGTCATCGTTATTTAAAACAAAATAAAAAATCATTCACAAGTGACTCTGCTTTTTCTTTTCCAAACTTACCAGAAAGATATCCCCCAACTGGATCTAATTTAGTCATATAAGTATCAAAGTCTTTATAAAAACTGGTATCATCACCAGTCGGTTTCTCTAATTCTATCATATCTTTGTATTTTGTCAAGTAAGTTGTAAACATCTCAAGGTGTTCATCCACCTCATCCATTGTACAATATCGAATATAAATGTTTTCTGAAAAATGATTACCTGGTTCAAAGAAACGATAATCACCTTTTCCTTTTGGTAATCCGTCAACAGAAAACAAATAGTTTTCTACAGGATGTTGGAAATCAAAGACAATAATGACCTTCTTGTCAAAGAATCCCATAAGATCCATACCAAAACATGGAAGATTACTGCCTGTTTTAGGATAGATGATGTTGTTGTATATGCAAGATTTTTCATTCCAGATTTCTACCTCTCTACTTTTAATTATATATTGAGTGGTGTATGTCTTTGCAGTTAGAAAAGTATCTTTCCCCTGCCATTGTGCCCAAACACTTCCCACCCCATTATGTAAAGGGAAGGTTTGATGCAACACATCTTTATAATTTTTCCAAAGATTCATTGTTCAGTAGTAAGAAAGAACACTTGTGTAAGTCTACCAGTCTCATTATTATTACCAAAATACTCCATTGAAGTGTGCCATTGATTAGAACGAAAAAGGATAAGTCTATTGTAGATATTACAAACCTCATTAACAAGATCCCATTTAGATTTATCCTGACCATACACTGCTATATCATCATCATTATGCCCATACATAGATTCATTTATTTTTGATTTGTAGAATCCAGTTCCACCAATAAGTGGAGCATTTGGAGTTAAATATATAACTCCTGCCCAATTATTATAATCATCAGTATGAATCCAACTCTTATGAGATGAATTAGTTATTTGAAATGATCCAGTATATTGATTTTCGCCTTCCATCCAATCAGTTATTTTACCTGCATGCGGATAAATTAATTTTTGTATTTCATTCCTTGTACTTTCATTATTAAAGTTTTTAGTTCTTACTCCTGGATAATTACCTTTAATACTAAATTCTTGTGAAAGAGCAAATTCCCTCACATTATCAACATTATTATAAAAATTATCAATAACAAGTAAATTAGTTTTCATTATAAAATTCTTAAATATAAAAATTTACGTATGCGGATCATAAATTTTAATTAAAATACCTGCAGCGGCAATAAGAACAACAACAACTATAAGAGCAATCATTTTTAACAATTTTTATTTAAGTTTTCCGCCATATTACCACCAATATCTGCACCTTGATTACCTCCAAACATTGCTACCCAACCTGCAGCAACCCAACCAACAAAGGGAATAGAGGAAAGAGTAGGAGCAGCAGCTGCACCAACACTTGTACCAACTAATCTACCTGTGCCTTCTGCTGATCCAATTGCCTTGATGCATTCTTCTGATTTTGCTGCAGATATTTCTTCTGCTTGTTTATTAGTTAAACCAGGTGGTTGATCCATCCAAGATCTATGATTCGAAACAGAACCACCTTGATTAATTTGACCATCCATAAAGTATTCTTCAGTGATCTGAGTTTTCTCATTTGCTAATCCTAAGAAACCACCTTTCTCTTTGATATCCTTAGTAATAAATGCTGTCTTAGGATCATTTGCTTTGTAACTAATTCGATATCCTTCTTTACTAACTTCTGCTAGATATGATGTATAAGGTCCTACAGGTGGACTTATGATTGGTAAATTATCTTTTCGACTTATCATACCAATTAAACCAATATGAGATAGACCAAAAATTCCACCAAGACCAAGTGCAAACCACTTGGTTAAATTAATATTCTTTTTTGGTTTTTCTTTTTTGGGATTTGAGATTTTTACCTCTGGTCCAAACATCGCCTCTTCCATATCCATAATTCAAATTCCTATTTTTTAGGTGCAGCAGTCGGTACGATTGATACTGGTGCTTGCTCGATTCTGATTGTTTGTGCTGGTGCAGTTTCGGATGCTTTAGCAATAAGGAACTCCATATCCTTTTTAGATATGTTTGCACTACTGCTACCACTATCTCCACCCTTTTTCTTACCTGCTGCTTGGACGCCAAAAGTCGCTAAAGTTCCTGTGAACACAGAAGCTATGAAAGTTGGATCAAGCTTTTGTTCTGGTATATTAAATGCCGCTGGTAACTTAACATATGCTAAAGTTAAGATTCCTGCAGACCATACAAGAACAGAAAGTCTTACAATTGTAGATAAAAATGCAAGTTGCTCTTCCTTATCATCGACACTCTCTTTAATTTTTGTTAAAAGATTTTTCGGTTTTTCCTCAACCTTTTGCTCTGGTTTTTTATCTACCATGTTACATACTAGAATGCACTCTTATTTATCAAAATAAGTTTTATAGTATTTGATTAGTCCAGAAGTAGTTTCAAATTTATTTGTCCATTCATCAGCACACTCATAAATAGCACGATTATCATTAAAATTTCTAAGTAAGATACTTAAAGTTTGTTGTCTAAGTTTCATCTGTTCATTACTAAGCATACTCACTATCTTCTCCTATGTAAGCGAGTGAAAATATATCAAGTTCTTCTTTTTCAAAGTAGAACCATTCCGCAAATTCATCATGAATTGCACAACCATCTTCAACTGTATGAAGGTCACTAGTCTCGCATAATGCTTGAATGCGACTCATAGCCCAATCATGAGTTGTTTTTAACGTTTCATTAAAATTGTCCATAGTCTTTCCGCATGTAGCGTCCTAGAATGTTACTATTATAATATAAAGGTCTTCCATCGTCAAGAGACTCACTCAATACATTATTTAAAAACAACTGTTTTGTCTCTTCAAAATTAACCAAACCTTTTGTTTTGTGTAAACTTAATATCTCCCTCTTAAAATTTAACTTACCAAATTGTTTTATATCTTCTTTTAGTTCTGGGCAACTACCGTAATATTTTTTCCAATCACTTTCGGACGTAACTCTTCTCTTCGACCCTGTTCTTGGTTTTCTCTTCTGCCAAAAATATTTCCTACCTATGTATCTTCTTCCTGTTTGTTTACCACTAATTAGATAAACAAACCCATAATAATCACCAATCAGATCACTATCAAAAATTTGTTCATTATATAACCAAGGATTTTCATACTGACTCATACTTTTTTGTAATAGCAACTAAAGTATCTAGCGGAATCCACGCAGGGTCTTCAGTTTCTATTTGCACTTGCACCTCAGTAAAGGTTTTTTGATAAAATCTACAGTAACTTTGACGAGTATTTTTGACAAAGTTAAATGGATTCCTCAGATTGTTCATCATTATTAAGTTTATTTATATCTTGATTGTAACTATCAGCAGCATCTTTGATAGCATCCTTGTATAATTCAATATCATCTTTAGGATTTAATCTATCTAAAAAGTCCTCATCTGGTGTAAAGATAACAGGTCCTTCTTTGATTCTTTCTTTTAGTTCATCAAGTAGATCTTTATCATCCATAGTATCATGCGTTATAGTTTGAAACCACTAAATGTGTCCTTTTTCACATCTTGTTTGATTCCTCCCACTATATATGACTCCACCTCTGTCTCCTGTGGTGCAACTTGCAGACCCTTTGATGATATCCAATGTTGTGTCCAAGGTAATGGATTATTTCTTGCAGATATATCATATACAGGTTTCAGTCCGATTGACTTCATTCTCTTGTTTGCAATCCACTCAACATACTGATGAAGTAGTTTATCATTTAAACCAATCATACTACCATCTTTAAATAGATATTCTGCCCATACCTTTTCTTCATTCACACAACGATCAAACATCTCATAAGTCCACTGTTCTTCTTCCTTTACAATCTCCTTCATCTCAGGATCATCACCCTTTCTCCAATTGTTTATTATATTTTGGGTGATTGCAAGGTGTTGGTTCTCGTCTCTGGCAATGAGGGAGATAATTTTTGCTGATCCCTCCATGAGTTTGAGTTCTCCAAAAGCAAAGCTACAAGCAAAGCTGACGTAAAAACGAATTCCCTCCAGTATGTTAACATTTGCGACTGCCCTATATAAGTGTCTTTTTAAATCTTTACGTGTCCAGACTGATGATGGTGATGCCTTCCAATCATCTTTCCACATGCTACCCTGACCCCACTCCTGTGCATAATTGATGAATGTGTCATATGATTCGGTCACACTCGCAGCACGTTCTAGAATGCGATCATCAGATAATATTTTATTAAACACTTCTGATGGATCTGGGTAGACATTCTTAATCACATAAGTGTATGAACGTGAATGAATCATCTCCATAAATGACCAACACTCCATGCATGCTTCCAATTCAGGTAGAGAACAATATGGTAGGAATGCCATGCCTGGTGCACGACCCTGTACAGAATCAAGCATAATTTGATACTTCAAATTCGAAGTGTAAATATGCTTCTGCTCTGGACGTAATGATTGATAGTCACCACGATCTTTCTGTAAAGAAACCTCTTCTGGTCTCCAGAAATATCCTAACTGTTGTTTAGTTAGATTTTCAAATTGATTGTATTTAAAGTTATCATATCTTTGAACACCTAAAGGTTTACCAAAAAACATGGGTTGTTTCTTAGTATCAACCTCTTCAGTATTGAATACTGTCATACCTTTAACTGCTGGCATAGTACTCCTATCTGTTGATGAGATTTTAAATTTTGCAGGATTCACACTCTTCCTCCGATGTGTCTAAAATTTCGGACACCAAACAGTCAAGTGAAGTAGACTGTTCCTCTACCTCATCTGTTTTAATGTCATATGTGTTTTGATAATAACTTGTCTTCCAACCATACTTATATGTAGTCAACCAATCTTGTGCCATTACTGAAACTGGAACTTCATTGTCGGGATAATGTTCTGGATTGTAACTCCAGTTACCACTGATTGCCTGATCAAAGAATTTTTGCATGACGGAAACAATATTTATGTATCCAGTGTTGTTAGGCATTTCCCATAAGAGGGTATAATTATTTTTTAAAGTTCCATATTGAGGGACAATTTGCTTAAGAGGTCCTTTCTTTGACTTCTTAGTGGACAGGTATCCTCTAGGTGGCTCGATTCCATTTGTTGCGTTTGACACAACGGAACTGCTCTCCGAAGGCATTTGTGCGGACAAAGTGCTGTTCCTGACTCCGTGTTCCAAGACAAGTGACCTAAGAGAATCCCAATCATATTTTAAATTGTTTGGCACAAGTTCATCGACATCTTTTTTATAAGTGTCTATGGGAAGTATCCCCTGTGCATATTTAGTCCGAGAAGAATATTCACAAGCACCCTTTTCTCTAGCAAGGTTCACCGTGGACTTAATTAAATTATATTGGAATGCTTCTGTTAAATCATGTACCAACTGCCATGCTTTTGGATCTTGATATCTGACTCCTTGCTTGGCAAGATAGTGTGCAAGACCTATGAAACCAATACCAAGGGATCTACGTGCCTTAGTTGCGATTTCTGCTGCTCTGACGGGGTATCCTTGAAAATCAATAAGTTCATCGAGAGACCTAACACTAAGATCACAAAGACTTTCGAGATCGGATAGATCACGTATCTTACCGATATTAATAGCAGAAAGGATGCAGAGAGCAATTTCACCAGTTTGGTCATCGATATGTTGTATAGGTTTGGTTGGTAATGTGATCTCCTGACATAGATTACTCATCTCCACTTTATCAACAAATGAAGAATGAGTATTGCAGTGATCAATATTCATTAAATATATTCTACCAGTTTCTGCTCTTTCTTTCAATAGGGCAAGAATTAATTCTTGCGCTCTAATAGTTTTTCTTGGTATTCCATCGTCTGCTTCATAAGCAACATATAACTCATCAAAGGATGCAGTGCCAAAAGCATCATACAACCCAGGAACAGAATGAGGACTGAATAAACTAATGCTCTCATCATCAATAAACCTCTGATAAAATAATGAACTCAACTGAATACTATAATCAAGTTTACGAACTCGATTGTCTTCGGTGCCTTTGTTGTTTTTAAGGACTATGATGTCCTCTATTTCTTGGTGCCATATGGGGAAGTGGACAGTCGCTGATCCACCACGGATGCCATTTTGAGTGCAACATCTGACAGTGCTTTCAAACTTTTTGAGGAACGGGACAACGCC